TGGAAAATATAGAAGCAGATGATACAATCGCATATATTTCAAAACAGGTGTTGAAAGACTCTAAAATAACAATAATGTCAACAGATAAAGATTTTTATCAGATAATAAATGATAGAATCTCTATTTGGTCACCAACAAAAAAAGTTCTTTATGACAGAAAACGCTTAGAAGATGAGTTTAGTATACTCTCTGAAAATTTTGTATATTACAGAATTGTTGATGGAGATAAATCTGACAATATTCCAGGTGTAAGGGGAGTCGGATTAAAAACAATGTTAAAAAAATTCCCATTTTTGGTAGATAAAGAAATAGTTAATATAGATGAATTCTTAAATGTTACAAACTTATTCGAACACAAAGACTTATTAGAGAGAAATTTTAGATTGATGCAACTTCACAATGTTGATATACCAGGAAATTCTAAATTATCAATCGTAGATCAAGTCAGAGGTGGATCAAAAAGACTAGTAAAATATAAAATTCATAAAATGTTTTTAGAAGACACAATTGATCATGCAATTAGAAATCCTGATGTTTGGTTGCAAGACAGTTTTAATAAATTAGACTTAATATTACAAAATGCCTCCAATAAATGATTCACTAACAAAATACGGATCAGTATTTCAAACAAAGATAATAACTTGTTTGTTAGCCGACCAACAGTTTGCTGTAACAGTGTATGATATGATACAGCCAGAATTACTAGACACAGAAGCAAAGCAGTGGTTAGTAAAGCAAATAAAAGACTATTATTATGAGTACAAACTCACGCCAACTCTAGCAGCACTAAAAATAAAAATAAATGAAGTAAATACAGAATTATTACGTGATTCTATTGTTGATGAACTAAGAGAAGTTACAAAAAATTTAGAAGCTCCTGACTTGGAATTTACAAAAAATGAAACAATACAATTTTGTAAAAATCAGATGCTAAAATCAGCAATTGTAAAATCAGTTGATTTATTGCAAACAGGACAATATGATGAAATAAAACGTGTTGTTGATAATGCAATGCGTGCTGGCACACACAGAGATATTGGATTAGAATATGTAAAGAATTTTGATCAGATATTAGAAGACATAAACAGAAATACTGTACCAACTAGCTGGGATGCAATTGATTTTATAATGGATGGCGGACTTGCAGGTGGTGAATTAGGTGTTGTTGTTGCACCGTCTGGTATTGGTAAGAGTTGGTTTTTACAAGCTTTAGGTGTAAATGCACTAAGGGCAGGAAAGAACGTTGTGCATTACACTCTTGAATTAAATGAAGCTTATGTAGGTTTAAGATATGCAACTATCTTTTCTGAAGTACCTGTTGCGAATATTAAAGACAATAAAGACGAAGTAAAATCAGTTATAGAAAAACAGTGTAATGGTGAGCTACTTATAAAATACTTTCCAACAAGATCAGCAACAGTACAGACAATACACACACATTTAAAAACAATAGAATTAATGGGTCATAGTCCTGATTTAATATTAGTAGACTATGCAGATTTACTTAGAGATGTAGGATCGCAAGATCAAGCAGTCAGACATGCTTTAGGCAATATTTACGAAGACTTACGAGGCCTTAGTGGTGAATTTCAAATACCAGTATGGACTGCATCCCAATCAAATAGGTCCTCATTAGAAGATGAAGTAATTGGTGCAGAAAAGATAGCAGAATCTTATGCAAAAATAATGACAGCTGACTTTGTAATGTCATTATCTAGAAAGATAGAAGATAAGATAGCAAATACAGGTCGTGTTCATGTTATAAAAAATAGATTTGGACCAGATGGAATGACATATCCGACAACAATGAATACATCAATTGGAAAGATAGATGTTTATGATTCTGCATCTTCAAATGGAAAAGTAGAACAAAAAAAGCAAGATAATGGTAATGAGTATACAAGAAAATTATTGGCACAAAAATATGAAAATTTTAAACCAACAAATGTCGATAACAAAGAAGAAAATTGGAAAAAATTTGAAACAAATTAAGTATATCCCATTAATTATTCCTGCAGAATAGATAAAGATTAATAAGGAGATGTTATAATGCAACAAAAATTCAAGTTATCACAAGCCTTCATAGCAAAATATAAACGTAAAAAACCTCCGTTTGGTTTTAACGGATTAGGCGAATTAGTTTATATGAGAACATATTCTCGTTTAAAAGAAAATGGAAAAAATGAAAAGTGGTGGGAAACAGTTCAAAGAGTCGTAGAAGGTGCATACACAATGCAGATGAACTGGATTGAATCACACCAATTAGGGTGGAACCCCTGGCGGGCTCAAAAGTCAGCACAAGAAATGTTTGATAGAATTTATAATATGAAGTTCTTACCGCCTGGTCGCGGTCTATGGGCAATGGGTACACCAATCACAGAAGAAAGAAATTTATATGCTGCACTAAACAACTGCGCGTTTGTATCAACAGAGACAATTAACAACGACGGATCAAAACCGTTTACATTTTTAATGGACGCATCAATGCTCGGTGTTGGTGTAGGGTTTGATACAAAAGGTGCTGAAAAGATTATGGTTAAAGGCCCTACAACTAAAAGAGAACCTGAAGTTTTTGTAATACCTGATACAAGAGAAGGATGGGTTGATTCTGTTGCTGCATTAATAGACTGTTATTTTCATGGCACACCTGATGTAACATTTGATTATACACTAATAAGGCCTGCAGGCGTTCCAATCAAAGGATTTGGAGGACAGTCAAGTGGACCAGAGCCGTTACAAGAAGTTCATGATACAATAAGAGAAGTATTAAATGGAAATGCAGGTGCACCAATAACAATTACAACAATCGTAGATATAATGAACCTCATCGGTAAATGCGTAGTAGCAGGAAACGTACGTAGAACAGCTGAAATTGTATTTGGTGATCCGTATTCTGAAGAGTACATGGACTTAAAAAATTATGAAGTAAATCCACATAGAGACCAATACGGGTGGACATCAAATAATTCTATATTTGCAGAGCTAGGTATGGATTATTCAGAAGCATGTAAGCGAATTGTTGGTAATGGAGAGCCTGGTTTTGCATGGTTAGAAAATATGCAAAGTTACTCTAGAATGAAAAACGGAAAAGATAACAAAGACCACAGAGCAATGGGTGGAAATCCTTGTTTAGAACAAACACTAGAATCTTACGAGTTGTGCTGTTTGGTAGAAACATTTCCATATAAACATGAATCTTTAGAAGATTATTTAAAGACATTAAAATATGCTTATCTATATGCAAAAACAGTCACATTAGGAAAAACACACTGGCCAGAAACAAATAGAGTAATGCTTCGTAATAGAAGAATTGGTTGTTCTGTTAGCGGAGTTGCACAATTTCTAACTTACAGAGGTGTTGGTGAATTAAGAGAATGGTTAGAAACAGGGTATGACGAAATACAAAGATTAGACGATGTTTATTCTGATTTCTTGGCAATTCCTAAGTCGATTAAGACAACATCTGTAAAACCGAGTGGAACAGTATCACTTCTTGCAGGCTCAACTCCAGGCGTACATTATCCTGAGTCAAGATTTTATATAAGAAGAATGAGGCTTTCAGTTAATTCTGAACTACTTCAGCCTTTAAAAGCAGCAGGTTATAAAGTAGAACCAGCATTCGGATCAGAAGATTCTACGGTATGTATTGAAGTTCCAATCGATGTTGGTGGCGGAATTAGAACTGCAGATCAATTAACAGTATGGGAGCAATTTAGCTTAGCTGCTTTTATGCAAAGACACTGGGCAGATAATCAAGTTAGCTGTACTGTTACATTTGACCCTAATAAAGAAGCTGAACAATTAGAACAGTGTTTAAATTACTTTCAATATCAATTAAAAGGTATAAGTTGTTTACCACGCTTTGATGCTGGAGCATATAAACAAATGCCTTATGAATCAATAGATGAAAAATCGTATAACAAAATGATTAAAAAACTCAAGCCGCTTTCTTTCACAAAAATGAAAGGTGAAGATGCAGAGGCAGAAAAATTTTGTGATGGGGATGTATGTTTAGTTTGAAGTTTCACATAACAAAAAAGCGGACAGGCAGATAGCACACCTGTAGAAAAATGTGCTTTTCATTAATGAATAACAAGGAGACAGATTATGAAATATCGTAATCTCATTACATCTTTGCTACTCACGACAGGTTTGTTTGCTCAAGCCGTTGTAGGTGTAGTTACAGATGTTGACTCAAGTCCATTAGTGGGAGCTAATGTTGTTGTCGAAGGTACTGATAAAGGTGGTGTAACAGATAAAACTGGTAAATACACTATCGATGTCGGAGCTCCAGGCAACTACACACTAACAGCTTCCTATATTGGATATTCACCTATGACACTTGATGTTAAGGTGGGTGACATTGTTGGAACAGCTAATTTCTTATTAGAGATAGATGCAGTTTCAATGACAGCATTAGAAGTCTTGGCTTCCCGTGCTGATGAAAATACACCTGTTGCTTATACTACGGTAGATAAGGCCGAAATGGAAATACGTCTTGGTTCTCAAGACATTCCAATGGCACTTAATATGACGCCAAGTGTGTATGCAACTCAACAAGGTGGTGGTGCTGGTGATGCACGTATTAACGTACGTGGATTTAATCAGAGAAATGTTGCAGTAATGATCAATGGTGTTCCACAGAATGATATGGAAAACGGTTGGGTATACTGGTCAAATTGGGACGGAGTAGGTGATGCTACTTCCTCAATTCAGATGCAGAGAGGTTTATCTGCCGTTAACTTAGCCACACCTTCAATTGGTGGAACAATGAACATTATCACTGATCCTGCATCGCATGAGAAAGGTGGTAAATTCAAACAAGAAGCTGGAGCTGGTGGATTTTTAAAGTCTACTCTTAACTATAATTCTGGTTTAATGCTAGATGATAAGTTAGCTTTAAGTGGAACAATTGTTCGTAAAACTGGTGATGGTCTTATAGACGGTACTTGGACAGATGCATGGGCATACTACGTTGGTGGTAGCTATGCAGTAAATGACGCACATCGCTTAGAATTATACGGAATTGGAGCCCCGCAAAGACATGGTCAAAATCTATATAAACAGAACATTGCGACTTACTCACAAGAATTAGCAGAAGACAT